ATGGCGTCGAAATGTTGAACAGCATGAAAATCGCAATAGTCCTGCTCAAATGTGTCAAACATGTCAACTCGAACACTTAGTTTGTATTTGTAATGAATGCACTTTACTTCCTGAATCTACTGGTGACGTTATGAAGTATTATGAATCGTTTCACAATGGTTTATCTTTTACAACTGACTTTGCCAAAGCACAATATGACAATTTTGACTCTTGGGGACAATTTTGTGCGGATATCTTGAATTATAAGATTTCTCGTATAATGTTGTACCGTTTTATTAGTATGTACTTGTTGAATTTAATTCAGCAATTATATTTGAACTGTCATCGTATTTGTTTTGCTTTTATTCTTTATTTTCTATTTTGCTTGATGCAACCTGCTTTCTTTTATATTATTTTACTTATTTGGTTTATATTTTATTATGTGAATTATAAAAAAGTTTTTGATGTAAGAATTTTAGTAATTTGTGTTATCTTCATTGCAAGTTTATTTTCAATTGGGCGCTTGTTTACATTGTGTTTATTTCCTTTTGTTTTATTAGGATTGACATTTATTGTTGATAGGCGTTTAGAAAAACTCAAGATTCAAGAAGCTTATATCTCAAGGAGAAATGTTATCCAGAATTATTATTATTCTCGGATGGCGTTTTATACTGCTTTGAGTTGCTCTGGATTAATTTCCATTTTATTCATATGTAGTAAAATATGTGTGATATTTTTTGGAAAGAGTATTGAATCTAAACGTGACGTAGCTACTGAATTGTATCTACCTGAATTCAAGAAGACCAATAGTGATGACAAGATTAGATATCATTTCATTGCACGACCTGATCATACTGCTGATACAACTACACGAAGGAATGCTATGGACTATATTAGTAAGAAATTATTGATTGTTCAAGTACAAAATCGTGATGGTTTCTTTCAGCAAGTAAGTGGAATTCCAATGGGTTCAGAAGTTTTATTACCTGCTCACGCTATTCCATCTAAGGGATTATTTGATGTGACTATTTGTGCTGATCCTTCGAAACGCACTTCTGAATATAAGTCACTTCAAATCCCTCAAGATTCTTATCGTCAGTTACGATCTCGTGATGGTCGTTTAGTAGATTGTGTTCTTTTGAATATTGCTAACATGCCAACTCAAGCTGATTTGTCTCGATACTTTACAGGAGGTCAACAACCTCTTGAAGGTCCTGGACAAGAAATTTATAAGATGATAGATGGTTCATGTGAAGTAATTGATTTACGTCTCTCTACTCCTGGGTGGTTAGAGACTATATCATATCCTACTGAACGCGGTACTTTTAGTAAATATCCTGTGTTAAAGTGTACTTCCCAATTTAAAGTTTCTGAAGAAGGAATGTGTGGTTCTCCTATCGTTTCTGAAGACTCGAATTGTATTTTAGGAATGCATGTTGCAGGTTCTAAGACTACTACTTGGTATGCTTTGCGAATTACTAAAGATATGATTGATAATGCCCATGATTTATTGGTTGCAGAATCTTCATGTTTTGTTTCTCATCCTACTCCTGCTGAATTTGTCGTAAAAAACAATTTAATGGGATTCGATTTTGATGATGAGATTAA